GAACATTCGAGGAGCGAGCATACTCAAAGACGATACAAGAAAAGTCGATAGAGTTCTGCCAGGAAGATTGTACTTTTATGTTTACGATCCAAAGACAAAGGCAACATTGCCATATTATGATAAGTTTCCGTTGGTACTGCCAATAGAACCATATCCTGATGGATTCCTTGGACTGAATTTTCATTACATTCGTCCAAAGGATAGATTGCTGTTGATGGATAAATTGTATGAGACTCTCACAAACAATAAGTTTGATGAGAAAACGAGACTTCGTGTGAACTATGATTTGTTGAGTAATGCTTCGAGGTTTGGCGCATACAAGCCATGTGTAAAGAGATATCTGAATAGTCATATACGGAGTGGAATCATTGAGATTGGAGTAAATGATTGGGAGGTTGCGTTGATGTTGCCTGTTGATAATTTTGTGGGCGCATCATCAAAACAAGTACATAGAGAATCTGGAGCAATGTACTAATGCCGTTCAACATAAAAGAATTTATTTCGCACTCATCAAAATATGGTGATTATGCGAAGACAGATAAATTTGATGTACGAATTTCTATTCCTAAATCTCTGTTGACGAGTAATTTCGGAATAAGAGAACTTGCATTTCAATGCGAAGCAGCAGAATTGCCAGGTAGAAACATCAATATGATTGAATATCGTCACCATGGATTCGCAGAGAGAGTCGCGCACTTCAATACATTTAGCGATCTCAATTTAACGTTTTATTGCAACAATCAATTTAGAGAAAAGAAGTTTTTCGATTCCTGGATTGATTCAATGATCCCAACATACAGTGGACTAATAAAGTATTATCACAACGATTCATACGAAAATCAGTATTCGACGGAAATAACAATAATTCAATATGATCATACTGGAAACCCAATTTACAGATGCAAAGTTATTGAAGCGATTCCAATCTTAATTTCTCCAATGGTATTAAGTTGGCAAGACGATTCCATCCATAGATTGCAAGTTACATTCCAGTACAAATTTTGGAGAACGGAAGAATTGAGTGATCCTAGAATATCTGAAGTTGAACTAACAGAGAGACAACAGCAAAGACGCGCAGATCCGAGAATATCAGAAGTGCAGTTAACTGAAAGACAAAGAACAAGAATATAATAACGAGGTGGACTGATTATGCCATTACCAAAAATAGATTACCCAATGTTTGAAGTGCCTGGAATTAGTGTTAGAGATAAACCAGTAAAATTTAGACCATTTTTAGTTAAAGAACAAAAAATGTTGATGATGTCGGTTGAATCAAAAGATTTGAATGAGGTTGTCTCGAGCCTAAAACAGATCATATTGAATTGTTGTTTAGAGGATCTTGATGTGGACAAACTTCCACTATCAGATCTAGAATTAATATTTCTCCATCTAAGAGCTAAGTCTGTTGGAGAAAACGTCGATGTTCTTTTTAAGTGCAACAACATTTTAGAAGATGACAAAAAATGTAATATGGTTGTCAATGTATCCATAGATCTTCTGAAAGATGTGAATCGAGGCAATCAAAATAAATCAAACATTATCTGGTTGAGTGATAAAATCGCAGTGAAAATGAAACACCCAACATTAGAACATGTTAAAATTATGGATGAAGATGAAGAATTGAAGTTCACAGATAAAATTATTGCTAGTTGTATTGATCAAATTATAGAGGATGAAGAAGTTCATGATGTTTCTGAGATCGCGGAAACCGAAGTGATAGAATTTGTTTCACAGATACAAACAAAACATTATGAAAAAATGTGGGAATTCGTTTCCGAGTCTCCAACTATAAAATATGAGCGAACTCATACTTGTCCGAGATGTGGGTATGATCATAATATAAAGTTGGAGGGACTTGCTGATTTTTTTATTTAAGCTTTGGTAATGATTGTCTGAAAAATTATTTTCAGACAAATTTTGAATTGATACAGAAACATAAGTATTCGTTGACTGAGTTGGAAAATATGCTTCCTTGGGAAAGGGATGTATATGTTGGACTATTATCGAATTATATTGCAGAAGAAAATGAAAAGATTAAATTGAGGAATCAACAAATAAGAGCTGCGAGAAATGGAAGGTAATGCCAGAAAATTCAAAGATAACTGAAGACAACTTAGCGATCAGAAGAATTCAAAATGAAATTCAAAGATATAGCGAATTTCTTTCTGACCGAAAAGAAAAAGATGAAACGACGCGTACACTAAAATATGGTGGACGAGGCGCTGTTCGCAAAATCTTATATGGTGCAACCAAAGGAATAGCTGGCGAAAAAACCGCAGAGAACATAACACAAACGTTTCGTAATAAATCTGAAACTGAAGAAGCATATCAAAAAAATAGAAGTCTTCGCGAAAACCCTACAAATTCTTTTGGTTCCAATCCTGAAAAAACTGAAGCCTCTTCAGAAGAACGGTTAATTCAAATAGCAAAATCCTCTAATGAAGATTTAAGTTCAAATATAGATCAGATTAGAGAACAGACAACTGAAATTTTGGATGTGATCGCTGAGATATCGGGAAAACTTTCACCAAAAGACATTACAATCAATGATCAAACATTCAGATACGATCCATTAGCACCTGAAGGGAAAAAGGTCACAGCGGTAACATTATCAGGTAAATCTGGTAGATTTGCTTCAAAACAAGAAACCGCATCAGTGCAATCGAAAGTAGCATATTTAAGTAATTCTCTGCAAAATAAAAAACGACCAGATCAACAGAAAATAGAAAGGGTACCAAGAGGATTTGAACGAGAATCTATAAGACAAGCTAGAGAGTCAATTCAGAATTATACGTCAGACCAGAGAACTAGAGAACAGAGAACAACTCCCAATGTTAGTTTGAGGTCGAATTCTTATCAAGATTATATTCAAAATACTAAATCCAAAAAGAAAGATGAAAAAACATTAAGATATGGTGGCAAAGGGTTTGGTAGAGCATTTTTATTTGGAGCGATAAAGGGAGCATTAGGAGAAGGTACAGCTTCTAGATTCGCAACAACATTCAGAAATAAATCTCAAACTGAAGAGGCATATAGAAATTTGTCATCTGGTATGGGATCCAGAAATGCATCGAACGTTTCTGGAAATATGTCTACTAATAATAGGCAGCTGTCATCAACACAAGCTTCTGCTCTACAGGGAATGTCAAGTAGAAATGCCTCAGAACTTGCAGAATCTGAACAAGAGTGGAAAGATAAAGTATTAGAAAGACTTAAAAATATAGAAGATGCAATAGATGGTATCGATACTGGTGGTGGTGGATTGTTAGATTCTATAATTTCTGCATTGAGTACATTGGCTAGAGCACTAGGTGTTGGAGGCATTTTTGATAATTGGGGTGGCGGAGGTGGGACTGATTCTGGTGGGAAAAACAAAAAAGGAAAAAAACCACCACCAAGAAGGACTCCCAGACCACGCGGTAGATTCGGCGTCTTAGTTCAGGGCGCAAAAAATATTTTCTCAAGAAACAAACCCCAACCAAGAGATGCTCGAGGAAGATTCGTCAGTAGAAATGCTCCCCAAACTCCTCAAGCGCCAAGATCAACTCCTGGGAAAGCTCGAGTACCAGTAACGCCAGCTCCAGCGCCAGTAACACCAGCGCCTGCTACTCCAGCACCAACTACAACACCGCCTGGTAAAACTCCACCTGCGCCAACCCCACCAGAAAAAACACCAACACCACCAGCAGAAAAACCACCAACACCACCAGCAGAAAAAACACCAAAACCAAAAGTTCCAAAACCAGGAGGAGCAGTATCTGGTGTCACTAAAGTCATTGGCAGCGCAGCTAGCGGTGCAGCTAGCGGTGTCACTGCAAGTGGAGCAGCTAAAGTTATTGGTGGTGTTGGAACAGCCATTGCTGTTGGTGCTGAAGCATATGGTGGTTATACTGAGTATCAAGATATAGATGCTCAAAAAGAATCTGGAGAAATAACTGAATCTGAAGCAACAGTACAAAAAAGCGAAGTTGTCGGTGAGACGGCAGGAAGAATTGCTGGCGGTCTAGCAGGTGCAACAGTTGGTGGTAAAGCTGGTGCTGCAGCTGGAGCAGCTATAGGTGCTGTGTTTGGTGGTGTTGGTGCAATTCCTGGTGCATTTATAGGAGGACTCATAGGTTCTACTATCGGTTATTTCGCTGGCGCTGAAATTGCAGGGGCTGGTGGTAGTATGCTTGGAGAAGCTATTGGTGAAGAATTGGCAATAGATGAATATGGATTGAAAAAAGAAGATATTCCAGCAGAAGAAACCGAATTGTACGAGCAATGGAAAACTTGGATTGAAGAATTGCCAGATGACGAGAAAGAGAAAGAATTAGCAAATGCGAAAGCGAGTTATGATGTATGGTCGTACGACAAAAAAAGAGAAATTAAAAATAAACTACAAATAGAGTCTGAAATGTCAGCAATAGACATCGCAGACAAGATGGGAATCCCAGTTAAAGATATTCGTTATGTTAAAGTTGAGTCTGGTGTGCCAGTAGTAATTAATGATGAAAAAGTACCAGCAGAACTATACACAGAAGATCAACAGAAAAAATTAGAAGAAAAATCTGAAGGACCGAATTGGGAAAAAACATTTGGAAGTGAAGATGGTGGTAAAAATTTAGGTAAAGATATCCCTGATCCACAAGATTATCAAGAATGGAAAGATTGGTTAAAAACATTAAGCCCAGAAAGTAGACAATTACAACTACTTGACCCAAGAAGAAGTTATCAACTTTGGAAATCCAAAAAAGATATTATCTCAACAGAGGTTCGTGCGCGTGAATTGGCTAGTGGAATGGGATTGGAAATTGATCCAGAAACACCAATAGACTTCGAATATGTTGATGGTATTCCAACATCCATTGAAGAGACTCCAGTTCCAGCAGAACTTTATACTGATGAAGAAAGAAAGAAATTATCTGAAACACAAAAAGATAAAATAGAAAAAAAATCAGACAAATTGCAACAAATAGCCTCATCTTTTGGAAAATCTAGACAATCAGAAACTGATGAAGAACAAAAAGTGATGACTGATTTGGCAGTGAAGATGGACCTTCTTCCATCGAATAAACCCCTCGAAGGTAAATTCGTTTCTGGAATACCTGTAGAAATTTTTGGTAAGCCAGTTCCAATGGAACTATACACTGAAGAACAGAAAAAGAAAGTTATAGATGAAATATTTTCATCGAATGATCTTAGGGAAAAAACTGGAGGTGATAAGGTTGTTGCTGGTGGAGATCAACCCATACAACAATCTGATTCGCAGCCACCAATTGATCCTCAATCTCAGAGAGAAAGAACGCTAGAAAGATTAAAGAAAGAAACTGAGATCAAAGAAGGGTTTGAATACCAAGACTCAAAAACTGGAAAAGTCGTGAAAGGCACGTTTGTGGACGGGAAACCTGTTGGCAACATCACTGTTGGTGATGAGATCATCACTCCCCAAGATGATAGATATGCTGAGTTAGTATCTGCTGCTGAATCTGAAAGGAAAAAAATTATCGATCAGATAGGTGGAATGCAATCATTTGCACCTGTTGGAAGTGGTGGATTTGGAGTAAACGGTTTAGATGTGGCAGCAACATCTAGACCTAACCTTGGATTGAACAACGTTGCGCCAGGAATGTATGCAGCAGACAGTGGAATCAATCTCGGGAATGTTTCTATACAAAACGCACCAAATGCAGGCGAGAGCTCTTTAGTTATGAACCAACGAGAAATAGAAAGAAGTTTGAATGAGAATGCGATAGAATCACAAATTCCATCGCAACCAATTATAGTTAATAATGGACAACAAGCGCCTGTAACGCCACCACCAGCACCAGAAACTTCAGGAACCATTCAATTAAGAAATACAGAACGTTCTGTGGCTACTTACAATGCGTCAATCTTTGACCATCCCGTAACACATCCTGGAATCTATGGAATGTAATCAGAATGCCCAGTTGAACCCAACAAACACTCGATCAATACCATCGTTGATGTCTGCTCGCTCAGCAGTTGAATTGTGAATCCAAGCAATTTCAACTTCAGTTACATAAGATAGACGCCAAACCAAACCAGCACTCAAATGAAATGTCAACTCATCACTGACAAGTGGTCTATCATTTTGAGTTAGTTCGTCGTCAGAATACATGGCACCAAGTTCCATGAATGGTCTGACAGTCCAATCAGTGACATAAACGCGTCGAGCGATTGTAAATCCCCAGATGTCATTGTAATTCTCACCACCGAATTTCTCGATGCGAGCATTCCAGTTTCCATAAGAAACACCAATCCGTTGAGTTATCAGATCGCTCGACTTCAATGTCCCGCCCGTCAACCCCATAGTTGCTCTGGCTTCTTTTGCTTCTGCTGCGAATGCGACCAAAATCAAAATCAAAAATACCAAAATCAACCATAAGACCTTAGATCGGAATATTGCGTTCATGCGTGACTCCTATTAGTCAAGTATCCTTCGTCTTTCTCTGAATCTAAGCACAGGCTTCTTGGGTTTCCCAGCACTCAGTTTCGCTGAGACTTCTGCTGAGTAGGCTGACTCTTCGAGTTCTGTTGACGTTACTGTCAGAGCAAAGTACCACGTTCCTGGCGATAGACCCTCAACATCTATTGATGTTGATCCAGCACCGACAGGTAGCGTGTTTGTGTAGTTCCCAGATGCCTTACCGTAATGGACCTCGTAACCAAGAATTTCACCTGGAGCGAGTGGTGTACCATCCTCATATTGAGTTGGTACATCCCATTCCAGAACTGCTGTATACGTGTTAGCCAGGGCGAACCCTGGCAACATCAGCAGAATGGCGGCGATAATTCTTTTCATGTGACCTCCATGTTAATCTGCAAGTTTTCGAAAGAAATCCAATGCATCATCATCGGAATCACCAGCAGTTGTTTCGAATGCTGGTTCATCGTCACCTGAATCTTCTTCAACGGTTCGAGTTGGTTTTGCTGCACCAGCCAGACCAAGTACACGATTCAGTTTCGCCTTCATTTCGTCGTAGGGCATGAACTCTTTCGGATCAAGGAAACCCTTGAGTGAATGAGACGCTTTCCATAGACGCTCAATTTCGGCATCATCTTCAGAAACTGGAGAAGGAGAATCAAACTCAGACTTATCATAATTACGATACCCCTCGACTTTACGAATCTTCAGTTTCAGATTAGCACCTTCCCAAAAGTTGAAAGGGTTTACTGCCGTTTCATCTTCAAACTCAGGCTCAAGCATTGCTTGAACTTTGTCGAAGATCTTTTTGCCGAACTTATACAGGAAAACTTTTCCTTCGTTAGAAGGATCCGCAGCGTCTTTTACTACAAGGACGTTTGCGATATAAGTCAGCTTCCGCTTCTGCTTGCGAACGATATCCTTATTCGATTCAATACCACTATTCCAGAGACTGGAATTGTGTTCACAAACAGGACACTGCTTATTTATAGAAGTGAGACAGTTCTCAATCAACCAACCACCAGGACCTTGGAATCCATGATTGAATACTTGAACCCAGGGCATGGAATCTTCACCATCAACAAAGGGTGCATCCAGAAAGCGAATAACAGCATAACCATTACCTGCTTTGTCGACTTCTGGTTGCCAGAACCGATCATCTTTGCTGCTAGTGCCACCTTTGAGTTTACCGAGCTCTTTGGTGAGTTTGTCGATTGAGGACGACTTCTTCTTCAGGCTAGCGAGTGACATAGACATATTTGTATACTCCGTATGTTATTGTATGCGACTTGTCCACATTATGCTCATAATGTACCATCATTATATATTATTTTTCTCAGGAAGTAAATGATTTATTAGCACCTTTTTGTATTCGTTCACGTTCAGATCACCATACATGAATAGAAAAGGTTTGTATTTCAATAGTTGCTTTCGCAGCATGTCGAACATAAAATCATCCAACTTCTTCGTCCATCGATTCATCAGATCTAGTATTTCATCAATGATGAGGAAGCTATCCTGAGAGATTTCACCCTGATACACCATAGTGAGCAGTTCTGGAGATTGACCATCGATTACTTTCAATGATTCTCCAAAATCAATATCTTGCAGTTTACATAGATCCTCCTTGAAAAAGTACATTCTGGATTGCTGTTGTTTGGTCCACTTCTTATAGATATCCTGCGCTTCTTCACCAATCAAGTCACGAATCCAGATTTTCTGTTTCTGTTGATAGTATGCAGCAGCATAAAAAGGAAGCTCTGTATCGCTACAGAGCCTCGATAGTTTCACAAATGCATACTTGTCCTTGTTGGTTTGAAAGGCAGTCTCACTGACTTTGGTCTTACCATTATATTTGAAATAGTCATAGTTTTCAGTGTTGAAGTGTAACTTCAATGCCTGATACATTTTATAGATTTCAAAAGGATCACTCATAGCGGAAGTTCAGCAGTCCTTGCAATATATCGCAGATTTTTGGCTTCAATTTCAATCTTTGACTTGAGTGCTTCATCTACGAGTTTAGCTGCCATCTCAATTTCAAGACCAGTTTGTTCACAGTGATACACAATAGCATCCATATGAGACATATCTTTTTCATATGCAAGAGTTTGTATATGAATGGAGAATGCATTCTTTTCTTCTTTTGAAATTGCCATATCACCTCTCTGCGTAAAATACATGCGCGCCGATTTGTTCAACATATGTCTTCTTCTTGGACCACCAAGGACGAATCCTTGCTTCATGATAGTACACAGCATTGTCAAGATACTCCAATTGAATGTTACCATCTAGAATGTCTTGAGCAAGTTGATATTTCTCGCGAAAAAGTGGATTGTCTTCAGAAACCCTTCTCCCTTTACACAACCAAGTGAACTCGCAATTCCCTCTTGCACTTCGTTGATATACAACACCACAAATTGAATCAGCAAATCGGTATTGTTTCACTCGGTTCAGTGTTACGGCAGCAACAGCAAGTTGACCACGAATTGGTTGATTCCTTGCTTCATGATAAATGTTTTCTGCTAGACATTTTGCTTCTTGAGCTATCATCTCCTTCGGTGGCTCATCTGGTTTGATTGTTGCGTTGTCGATAATAGGATCGCCGATCTTTACGTCTTCAAGCGCAATCGTTACCTCTTGCGCATTTACCAATCGTACATAACTCAACGCTGTGGCTAAGATCATCAACGCAAAGATAATTGCGTTTACTAACTTATTGGCAGTCATTTTTGTTACTCTTGCTTTTTAGAACTAAAGGATGGGGCGCATGCCCCATCCCCCCTAACCATGGATGTTAGTTGAAGTAATAGCGGACTTCGGTCTCGAGTTTGGAACCAATATCGCCTTCGAATGAATCGAATTGGAACCCTTCAAGTTTGCCCTTGATTTCCCACTGAGTGGTTGGGCGATATTTGTAACCTGCTTCATAAGAGGTTCCAAAATTGCCTGCGCGTTCAGTAGGACCA